ATATGTCGTTAGAAAATCTAAAGAGAAGCAATTCTCTAGACAAGTTACTTGGCGAAGTAAAGAAAGAAAACGCACCCCAAGAGAAGAAGTCTTATAAAGATGAAAGATTGTGGAAACCAGAAGTAGATAAGTCTGGTAATGGTTATGCAGTTATTCGTTTTCTACCAGCAGTAGAAGGCGAAGATATGCCATGGGCAAAGGTTTGGAATCATGCATTTCAAGGCCCAACTGGTCAATGGTACATTGAAAACTCTTTGACAACTCTTGGAAAGAATGACCCAGTTTCAGAGATGAATAGTGCATACTGGAATACTGGAATTGAGTCAGACAAAGAAATCGCTCGTAAACAGAAAAGAAAGTTACAATACTTCTCTAATATCTATGTGGTGTCAGATTCTAAACACCCAGAGAATGAAGGTAAAGTATTCTTGTTCCGTTATGGGAAGAAAATCTTTGATAAGTTAATGGCTGCAATGCAACCAGAATTTGAAGACGAGAAGGCAATCAACCCATTTGATTTTTGGGAAGGTGCAAACTTTAAGTTAAAGATTCGTAAGGTTGCTGGTTACTGGAACTACGATAGTTCAGACTTTGACACATCATCTGCTATTTTTGATAATGATGAAAAGATTGAAGAAGTATGGAAGACACAATATCCTCTAGGTGAGTTTACTGCGGCTTCAAACTTCAAGTCTTATGAAGAACTCAAGACTCGTCTTGATGCAGTTCTAAGTGGTAGTGTTACAGTAGGTAATGTTGCAGAAGAACTTGAGGACAGACCAACTGCTAGTCCAGTAGTTGATACTGCTCCAGTAGAATCTGCTTCTATTCCACAAAAGGAAGAAGAAGATGATACTATGGATTACTTTGCAAAACTTGCTGGGTAGTTACAAAACACTTTACTAGAAAGAGGGGGAAACCCCTCTTTTTTTATTAAAAGTCAGCACCAACAGCAGCTGCAACAACATTATCTGTTTGAACTAATGGACTAAATGTAGATGTTGAAGAATTGTTATTAGTATTAGATGGTGCAGATACAGAGTTATCAATAATAGTAGTAGTACCAGCAGATTTACCAACCTTATCTAGTTGAGCTTGATTAATTTTACCACCAGCAGTATTTTCTTCTTCTGATTGGTCTCTAAAGTCTCTCCTTCTCTTTGATAATGCTCTTCTTAGGTCTTTATTATTTCTATCAAATTGAAATCTTCTACCACCTTTTAGTTTATTTTTTTCTTTGTTATAGTCTATCATAGCTGCTTTTAATTGTTCTTCAGTCATTTCTGATGGGTCTACGTCTTTGAAGTCTGATCCATCACTAGGTTTAACACCAGCAAGATTTGCAGTTTTTAATTTACCTTTATCTGCACTACCAGCACGAACATTTGCAAAATAATCTTTTTCTTCTTGTTCTAATTTCTTTAGTTCTGCTGCTTCATCCTTTGAATCAGTAAAAATACCATCAAACGAACCTTCTTTAAGGCCCTTCTTTAATTCTTTCATTCTCTTGGTTCGTTCTTGTTGTTCTTTCATTCCATCATCTTGAACTGTATTACTTTCATCACCACTAATATAGTCTAGTAAAGCACCAACGCCTGGTATCTTTTTTATGAAACCCATAAAGTCAAAGTCCATAATACTTTTAAAGAAATCTGTTACTGGTTTTAGTAAATCATTTAACCACTCAAAGGTTAAGAACGCTCTTACATCTTTGGTTACTGGCATTTCTGGTGGTGCAAAATCTCCCTTATCACCAAACCCAAATAAACTTTTTACCCAATTGAGAGCTCCATGAATAACTCGTTGTAAACTTTTACCAATTTCATTTGCAAAATCTAATGCACCAGATAACATAGCTTTTATGTTATTCCAAGAAAATAAGTTTGTAAAAAATGCTGGTAAATCAACATATAACCAATCAACAGCTTTACCAAATAACTCTGTAAAACTAAAACCATCTAATAACTTTTCAAATTCTGTAAATCCAAATTTACCAGCAATCCAAGATATAAGAGATTTTACTAAATCTAAAGGCACAGTAACTAATTTCATAAAACCTTTAATAGCACCACCTAATCCACCTAATATTTTCTGAACTATATTACCATCTGTTCCTTTAAATCCATCTATTGCACCCATTATCGTATCAAATGCAGTCATTATGAAAGTAAGAGGAAGAAATAATCTTCCCAATACTTTACCGATTGTACCAGCAAATTTTGTGATTGCTTTAAAGGTTGCTGTAAAAGGTTTTAGTGCCGCACCAATTCCACCACTACCACTAGTAAACATTTTTATTACGTCACCGATCATCTTAAATGGTTGCATCACAAATTTAAAACCAGCTTTAATATTTTTGATTAATGGTGTTTTAGTAAAAGTTTGAAATGCAGTTTTTATTCTTGTTATAAAATCCACAATTGGTTTTCCAATTGTACTTGATTTAAAACTTGCAAGTGTTTTTCCTAGCGAACCACCTTTTCCAAAAATACCAGAGAAAAATCTAGGCAAAGTTCTATTAAAAAATACTTTAAAGTTTTTTACGATTCTATTACTAGGAAACAACTTTCCTAATGCTTTGAATGAATCTAATAGTCCAGTTAAAAATCCTTTAATGAAAAATATAGGAGCTGCAATTAATGCCATAATTCCACCTAATGCACCAGATGGAGTTACTAAACTTTTAAAACCATCTACAAGATTTTTATTTGCAGTCTTTAGTTCTTCACCTATATCAGCAAAATAATTTAGTTCTTTGTTTTTAGTAGATGCTTCTTTTTTTGCAGTTTCTTCTTGTATAGATTTTGGGTCAGTACCTTTGACTGCTGCCTCAAGTCTGCTAAATCCAGCATCTTGAGATTCTTTATTTTGTTTTAAACTTTGAACAACATCTTTAAAATCTGCCATTACTTCTTACCTTTACCCATTGCTTGTGTTCCGAAGAACGCAGCAACTATAGCTGCAACTGATACGAAGTAAACACTTGCCATGTCACCTAGTATCTTACTTGCTTGGTCTAAACCTAAAGCCATTGCAAGTACAACTGCAAAAGGATATAACAACATACCACCTAACGCAAACCATGCCATCTTGCGTTGTGCATCTCGCATTGCATCTGCATCTTCTAATTCTTTACGTTTAAATTCCATATCCAACTCATATTCCTCTAAAGAAATATGCCCATCTCCATTTGTATCTTTTGCTGCAATCTTTGGGTCTACAGTTTTTATTTCAGCCATCAATCTCTCCTTTGTGACTATTTATTAATTTTAACTCTGTTGTTCCTTTTTCATTCGGTCATTTTCTTCTTTAATCCATTCCATTAACATACCAATATAGATTTCTCTTTCCCAAGGCAACATATTTTCTAGTTCTGTTAAACTATAATTATGATGTTGCATCATTGCAAAGTTAGTTTTATAGTAGTTTTGAAGACTCTCGTGAGAGAGTCCTATACTAAAAAACTCTGCAAACCCTCCAAAACTACTTCACTTTTCTTTTTAGTTTTTGGATTAGTTACGTTAACCACATGACGAAGTTTAGGCATACCATTAAAGAAGTTAGTTACCTTTTCAAATTGTTGACCAGTCAGTTGGTCAATAAACTCGTTAATATCTTTTTCTGTCATGTCAGCTTTAGTATATACATCATCACCATAATGAATTTCTGAAATACATTTTGACATAAGATTAAACATACCAGTAACATCACTTACACCAGTAACACCATGCATATCTGTTAGAATAGGATACCTAAAAATAATCTTCACATCATCAGTTATAAATATTTCATTACTGTGGTCATCTAACATATGCACAGAAATATCTTCAAGGTCAACTTTAACATTGACTATTGTTTTATTATCATCTGGACAAGTTATATTTAAAGTTACCACATCTCCAACTGATTTACCTCTAATTCTTAAAAATAAATATTCAACATCAAATAGTGCTGTATTTTGAGAATCAATTTTTCCAAATGTACAAGCATGAACTAAGTCACCCATAGCTCTTGCAATATCTTCTTCTTCACCAGTTTCTTGGGCCATCAACAAAAGTTTTTGTTCCTTGACTAAAAATGGTCTGTATTTTATTTTTTCAGCAGTAGAGGGTAGTTCCAACTCATAGGTTGGGGTATTGAGTTTTGGTAATGCCATAATATTTCATCCTTTATTATATTATAATCTGCGTAATACTGATGGTATTTGTGAAGTAATCCTTCTTGTTACAGTATTCACAGCACGTTCTGCAATTCTATCGAGTAGTGGTCTTTCCACATTCGCTTCGTCTGTTAAGTTCTTCCAGTATCTATATGAAAATGTAATACTCACAGTCTGATAACTGTTTAGAGTTGCATAACCCAACGATTGGGCTGCAATTACTTTAGGAAAACATTCTACAAGTTGCACTCCATATTTTCTATTATTTTGTTCATCTAATGTATGTATATCAATAGCACCAACATAATCATTATAATATCCTATAGACCATGTTTGTGGATTGTATGAAAGTCTCTGCCATGTTTCAAAGTATTTCTTTTCTTTCATGTCAGACGAACATTGAAATGTTGCAGTAATATCTGCATATGAATATCCAGTTACAACTTTTCTTACTGGGCCATATATGTTTGTGTCATCTGTAGTATCCATATTACGGCCAGGCAATTCTATTGCTTCACATTTAAGTCCAGTTGCACGAACAGTACCATCTCCTAGTATCTCACCCATAATCTTTGAAAATATATTAGAACTTGAACCTTTAGTTCCAGCTGACCCTGTTGGCGGATATAAAGTAACTTCATATTTATTAGGTCTTGATATACCATCATCACTACGACCCATACCAAGTATTTCATCTAAAGCACCATATGCAACTGCATCTACTAATCCACCTAGATTAAATTTAGGCATTATATCATACTCCTACTATCTTTGTAAACCTCAGCTGCACTTGCTTTCTTAAATCTCTGAACTGGTAGTAATGCTGCAACTGTAAACTCATCTGCATCTATTCTACGAAACTGTGTCTTAACACGACCAGCAAGATATCTTTTGAGTGTGGGTTTAATTATACTTAATTTCTTTAGTTTACTATAATCAACTGCAAGTCTTGTACTTTCATCAAACTTAGTGTTGTTACTATAATCAACTAATCTATCTAACAACTGAAGTCTTAAAGTCATAGGTAGATAGTGTAGATTAATACCTAAGAAACCATCTGAATATGGTTCTAGTGGTAACACTAATGGAAAGGTGTCATAGTATGGTAATTTTGCTTTAAGTTTTGGGTCGTAGAAAAACATATTCAAACGACCAAAGAAAGGTTTATTGTTTCTCTTTCCATCTCGTATTAAATCCATTGCACCTGGCTTACCAAACTCTGCAATCTTATCACGATACCATTGCGTGGATTTTGGTCTACCTTTTGCTGCTTTAACAACTGATTGTATAAATTTACTCTGTGCCATACTTCTATTTATACTTTATATTCAGATGGTCTTCAGTTAATACCTTAAACTCCATATCATTTAATTCACAGAACTCGTTTGCATATTTCCACTTAGCTTGATTGATTGTGTAGGTCTTAACCTCGTTTAACCATTTTTTAGTTTTTCTTGATGGATTTGTTGTTGGTGGTTTACATTGATACTTTGGTTTGACTTCTACAATAAACCTCTTAATAGAACCATCTACTTGTTTTACTTTCATATAGAAGTCTGGGAAGTATCTATGCATCTTATTATCCCAAGGCGATATGTAAGGTATGATGATTTCTTCTGAACCCCATTCAAGTATCTTATCGTTCATATCACAATAAACCATGAGTTTACGTTCCCATAGTGAACGATATACTACATTAGATGGATTGCCCTTATACTTTTTAGGGTTAATTGGAATGTATTTACCACGATATGCCATGTTAATCTTTATAAATAGAAGTTACAGGAGTATTTATACATGGCGTTAGATTTACTAAAAGGTGCAGCTCAAGGTATTGTTGGTGCTGGGTTAAGAAAAGTTGCTGGTAATCTGCCTGGATTGTTAGGTTTTGGTAAAGACAACACTAGCAATTCTGATTTAGCACCACTTACTCAAAATAAATTTAGTACGAAAAACTATTCTTTTCCACTTGATGTTGAAGGGCCTCCAGGCACAGGTAATCAAGGACATTATATTATGTTCTTTATCAATCAACAACAAAACGCAAAACTTTCATTTGGTGATAAAGAGAAAAAAGATCATGGTGATTTTTCACCATCAATAAAATCCAAAAACAAAATACCAGAATTTATTAAAAAATTACAATCAGATGGTAGTTACAGTAAAGTTAACAATTCTGGTGGTGTTGCAAGTCAAGTGATAGGTGGGTATGAAGATGCCATTACAAAAAAACTTGGTATAAAGAAAGTAAGTACTGATTCTGGTTCAACTGTTTCAGTAAATAGAGCTCCTACTACTAGAATGTCTACTGCAATTTCATTGTTTATGCCTCCACAAGTTTCAGTAAGTTATGGTGCAACATATACTGACACAGAAATTGGTGCTGGTGCTGCAATACTTGGAAATGCAGCTACAGATTTAATGAATGACATGACATTAAAAGGATTGCAAAATACTGCAGCTAAAGTTGCACCTCAAATAGTGGGTGAGGCAAAAGAAGCTGGTGGTAGACTAGTAATGCAAGGTGTCGGTGCAGTAGGGCCAGGTATGACTAACCTAGAAAAAGTATTTGATATGAAAAGAGGCAGTATCAAAGCACCAAGAATGGAACTTGCATTTGAGGGTATAGGTAAAAGAGAATTTAGTTATAACTTTAAGATGATGCCTAGAAGTCAAGCAGAGGCAGACGAAATAAGAAATATTATATTTGCATTTAAATCTAATATGTTACCAGAATTTGTTGATGGTAACAGAGCTGGAAGAAGATTGTCTGTACCGAATACATTTGATATTCAATATATGTACAATGGTTCAGAAAATCAATATCTACATAAAATATCTACTTGTGTTTGTACATCTCTACAAGTTTCATATGGTGGAGATAGATATAAAACTTTTGACGATACTAGTGGAACAGGAGCTCCACCAGTTGACACATCAATTGCACTTATATTTAAAGAACTAGAGATAATCACAAGAGAGCGTGTACACGAAGGATACTAATTATGTACTTTAAGAATTTTCCTGTAATACCATACGACTCTGTAGGTAATGGCGAGTTTAAATTTGTCACCAATCTTTTAAGACGAGTGGGTATACGACAAAAAGTAAAAACTAATACATTATTCTATGATACCTATGATGTAAGAGAGGGAGAAAGTCCAGAGTCTATTGCAGACAAATTATATAATGACCCCCAACTACATTGGGTTGTATTATTGGTAAATGATATTACTGATATATATCATCAATGGCCTATGAGATACTCACAGTTTCTACAGTTTGTAAATGACAAGTATGCAGACCCAAACGGAGTTCATCACTATGAAATACCACAATCATCTGGTGACACAACAAAGACAATAGAAGTGTATGCAAATGAAGCACTCCATGCAAATGATGTAAGTTACTATGCAAATGCAACGATTATAACAAACATAGAATACGAAGAAAATAGACAGAATGAACTAAGAAAAATAAGACTACTTGACCCTAAGTTTATAGACCAATTTGTAGAAGAATATGAAAACTTAATGAAAGAATCAATCGTCTAATGGAAAAATCCATACAATATGCTGGTGAGTTTTCTATAAAGGAACTAAAAATTCACACCTCTG